CCCTGGGCCTCCAGTCTGGCCTGCTCCAGAATCTTCTGGATCTGTGCGATGATCTGCTGGTTCTGATCCATCGCTACGGGATCGGGAACCTGTTTCTGCAACTCCCGACCGAATGCTTCGAATGACTGCCCCAGTGCAATCCTCAGAGAATCCTTCTCAGGCTGAGTCTGGGGAGTCGGCAACTGGCTGACAGACATCTATTCTCCTTCTAGTTGGAGCCGTAAAACATGAAAACGGACGCATCGTTACCGGCAGATTCCACGGAGAATCCACTCGGAAAGTTGAACTCGACCGGCTTGTTGGTCTGAATCCTGAAGGTTCCTCCGGTATCGACATCATCGGAAGTGATGAGAACGTTGATTCCCTCCGTGGCATCTCCCGATAGCTTCTGGACTCTCAGATAGGTCAGACCACTGAGTTCTACAATCGGATCGATGTTTGTGGTGACCACCCGGATAACCTGCTTGGATCCACCGGCCTTGCTTGTAGTCCACATCTAATTTGATCCGTAAAAGAGGAAGGTGGCGTCTGTATCATTGTCCGTGGTCACCGAGGTAAGTCCTCTGGGAAACCAGAACTCGAAGGGTTCATCATGTGTGATGGTGAAGGCGTTCGAGGTCTCCAGATCCGGAGCCACCAAAGTTACCTCGATCCCATCTGTGGCACTCATTCCCCCATCGCTAACTCTCTGGATTCTCAGGTAAGTCATACCCGCCAGAGAGGGAATTGCCGCCGAGGCCGTGGTGGTCACAATGACCTGTTTGCTGCTTCCCGCTTTTGCCGTAGTCCACATCTACTGAATCCCCGTCTGGAAGCTGCGCCCGATGTTCTTCTGGGCTGCATTGTTGGATGAGGCAGCATCCCCGGGGAGAAGTCCCTGTGTGTCTGCCATCTGATTGAGTTCTGCGAGAATGGCCTCGGACTGGGAGAGGCCGGAACTCTTGACGAGCCTCTCTCTGGAAACGAGCCCCATCTGGAAGAGAAGAAGCATGTTCTGGAACTCCAGTGCCCTCAGATCATCGAGGTTGGAGATCACATCCACCTTGAGATCGATGGGGGCTTTCCGGTCATCATCGGTCAGGGTGAAGTTCTTGAACGAGTTGTCAGGAAGACGCATGGTCGAGAAGGTGGGGTGAAACTGCTGCACCCGAGCGGCAATCTTCTTGCCCACTCGTTTCATGGAGTCTTCCGTCTCCTTGAGCCTGCCCCGCACTCTCCCGCCAGCAGCCCTTTGGAGAGCCACCAGAGCACGAGCAGCAGTCACCCCGGTAGGATTGATTCCCCTGCTCACGTCCGGAGATCCCGTGATGGTGTCGAACCACCGTTCCACCGAAGAGAGATGCTGGTAGAACTCAGCCGGAGGAGTTAGGCCTGGGATCCACTTGACTCGATCAGAGGTGCCTCTACGGACCCGCCAGATCTCTCCCGCCTCGTTGCCCAGCTTCCTATCCGAAAGGCCCGTAGACTCGTCGATAATGAGCCGCCCGATAGCCATGTAGGCGTGCATCATCCTCATATTGTCCAAGGTGTCGTCGTGGATGAGCTGAAGGGGCACGAGGTTGGGAATCTCGCCTAGACCCCAGAAGAAATCAGGGAAGGAGCCATTGACGAAATCAACATAGGGAGTACCATCAGGGTACGGTGCTTCTTCATCGTATAGCTGGACTCCGTTGGCCCAGGAGATGACCCTACCCTTGGGAAACTTCAGGTCCTTACCATGTACGAGCTTGAGACCCTCTCGGGTTTCCTCTCTCCAGAACTTACCCTGGGTGGTAGAGTCTTTTAGCCAGAGTTCTTTCTGGAAGACAATACCTGTTCTTTTATGTTGGCCCGACATGAACGAAGTTGGAAAGAGGAGTATATTCCCGTCGGTGTTAGACGTATCTGTAGGATTTGGGCGAGAGCCAAAGATCGAGTTGCTCTGTATCCCAGCGAGATCATCTTCGACCTCTGGCATATCAAGGAGGGGCTCGACTTCTGGGAGGACTTTCTTGCCGTAGTCATTGAAGATCTCCTCCACTGTTCTCGGTTGGACCTGGATCACCCAGGGGGAATCTTCTATGCAAGTGGCGTAGGGCGCAATGAAAAAATACCAGGGAGGGATCCCATCTACCCGGATTCTTGCCGGAGCCTCCCCGTAACCAGGATCGTGGGTGACCTTGTGGATCCAGTTGCCAAAGATGACATTCGCTTTCTGAGTGTCCCGGTACAGTTTAGAACCTCGGCTGAGGTCCCAAACCCTCGGTGCTACCAGATTCAGCATTTCAGAAAAGGGTATATCGCTAGGCTGGGTGGGCCGATAGTTCCAAGTGGGGTCAGACTCAGTGAGATCTGCCGTGAGCTTTTCAGTCTTCTCGTAGATGAGATTTACGTGAGTACCAGTACCGGGGGTGATAAATCCGGGAGTCCCCGTGCCTAGATACCAGGCCCGATTGGACTGCCACCGGGGAGTCATCTTGAGTTCCTCGTCCCGGTAGGACTTGCTCCGCTGGAAGATCTCCTCTCCCAGACGAACAACCTCGTTCTCGGGCTTGATCGCCTTCTGGGCATTCCTCTGCTCATCAGCGAGACGAACTACCGAGAGATTTCTCTGGAACGGGGCTTGGGACAAACTCAAGAGCGAACCTTCTTCATGATGTCATCGACGACCTTCTTGGGATCTTCTCCCTTGTACTCGGTGGCTGGTTTCTCCTGGGTGTGAATCTCCCCGGAATCAATCCCCTCGGAGTTTATGGTGATCTTCTCTTTCTTGCCCGTCTCCGGATCATCCACGAAATGATGGTGCTCTCCAAATGTCTCTTCCCACATCCGGTCCCGGGTACGCTTCTGAAGTTCCTTGAGTTGACGCCTGGAGGTGATGTGGACGTTCTTCCCGAAGGCAGGCATGGCCACCGCTTCGTTGGTACGACCCTCCTGGGATGAGATATCCCTGACGAAGTTCACCTTGGGAACTAGCCTCTCGATCCATCGACCCCCAGCTCCAGGGACCTCACAAGACGGGCACTCACTATCATCCCGCAACGCATACGGCTTACGATCTGCCCAGAGATGACCACATTCCTTGCATTTGTAGCGATAATTAGGAATTGTCAGACCTCACAATACATTTCTGCGGCCGTCAACCAGACCACCTTCGGGTGAGATGATAATGGGCTTGATGGGATTCAAGGGAGCCACACGATCCGAGTCTTTCTTCTCGAACTCGTCGAGGAACTTCTGAGCCACAAAGGATGGAGTACCCAGGTTATGTTCACTCCCCTCGCCCTCTTCATATTCGTAGGGCATGACCCTGTTACGCATCATCATCGAGATCCCCTTGGCAAGAACCCCATCGTCGTGGCAACCACTCCGGGCCTCGATACGTTCCTTGCGAGAGGTCTCGTTGATCTTGATGGTGAGGGTACGACATTCCTTCAGGGTTACCATGGATCTGATACGGCATCTATCTTCTCGTACCATCATTCGCAATTCGGTGAAGATCATGTTCCTGGTCTTCTCGTCAGTAAGCCAGCCGAGTTGCTTGGTCATCTTGCCCGGCTCTACTCGGGATGGATTCTCTCGTTCAAAGATGGGGATGGTTCCCCGGTCTTCGAGGGCGCGAGCGAATGCCAATCCGTAGGCGTTCGCTTCCACTCCGTTGAGTACGCAGTGAAAGTGGAGGCAAAGTCCTTCGATCTGGTCGATAGCAAGGTCCGGATCGATTCTAGCTCGGAACTCAGCGACCTGATTGCCGTTGTCAACGCGGTCAACCGAGCAGACAATATAATCTCCCTCTCGCGCTCCCGTTGCCGGGTCAGTTCCAGAGACATACTCTACTCCCTCCTCGTAATCCTCGAAAATCTGGGTGTGACCTAGTTCGTCTTCGACCCACTCCGAGGTAACGTCGCCTGTGCTAAGGTCCTCATGGAGTCGAAAAAGTCCTTGTCGGTATTCCCAATTGAGAGCTTCTTTCTCCCAGCGGGAGAGGACCAATGGGTCGAGAGGGCTCGCGCCAGCAGCCTGAAACGCCTCATCCGGTCTCGACGGGTACTCACGTCTACGAACAACCTCGTCTCCTCTGCATTTGGTCCAGAACACCCAGCGGAGCCAGTTGATCTGCTCATAGTCGAGATGGAACTCCTCCACCAGTCCATGCTCGTAGGTGGTCATGGAACAGATGAAGGCATTGAGCTTCCTGGAAGTTCTCTGGCCGGTATCTTTTAGAAGTCGGGTTCGACCATGACGGAGCCTTCGGAGTTGCATTCCAGCATCAGAACCTCGTCCGTGCTCATCTCCGTTCTTACCCAGATGATCCGGTCGATCCCCACGGAGCTGTCCCGGATCCTTGCTCGGAACACGTCGCCCGGGACCAGCCCCCTCTTCTGGTACTTGTCCTGGATCCCCTGGCTTAGTTCCATTTTGTTTTTTCGGATCCTCTGTTCCCGGGTCCGTTCCTCCGCCCTCTGCATCACTGCGTCCTGATCCTGAACTTCCTGTTCCAGAGTCTTGGTTCCTTTGCCCCAAGCCATCTTGAACCTCCCATCTCTCTTCAGAGATCTTGCCCTTGTACCGTTCGCGCCACACTCGGTTGGAAATCTTGTTCAGATCTTCCCAGGTGATGTCCCTGACGTAACGTGGGTCATCGTACCATCCGAAAAAAAATGGTAGGAATCCTGATTCTCCACTAACGGCCAGATCCCAGAGTTCCTGCAATGGTCCTCCAGGTCCGTTGGCAGTAGATTCGATGACGACCACGGTTGGATACTTATCGGGAAGCACTTGCATTGCAGCATCGAACACGTCGGGCACGTCGTAGAAATCCAGTTCAGAATTACTCACCGCCATGTGTGGAGTTCTAAAAGAATGATCTTTATGGTCAACCTCAATGTCATAGACTACCATAGACTCACTTGGCTCAAAAGATTTAATCTTTAGCCAAACCGCGTCCTCGTCAATTTCGAATTTCTTGGCCCTAGACTTTGAATACCTAGAACAATCTAGGCCCATTTCTCTTCGAAGTTTCAGAGCAGAGTCGCTGTGCCACCGAACAATCCAAGCATCCTTGCAATTCCGACCATAGTGATTTCCACCGGGCTTGAAATCAATTGTGCCCCACCCAAATCCAAGAGAAGCTGCTATGTCTCTGATTTGAGTCGAAAGAGATGAACGAATAGAAGTTGCCATAACACATGGCCACTCATACTCATATTTCGAACCATCACCACACAAATATCCAGCTAGAAGTCCTTCGCAGAAATCTTCTCCTGCACTAAATACCCAGTCAGGGACTCTTTTGTCGGGTACGGCAAAATTCTCCTGAACCCACTCGGCAAGTGCTGCACCAAATACTTCCTCTACAACAGTTCTGCCACTTCCCTGAGACCGAATGGTTCTACTAGAACAATAAGGTTCTATGGCGTTCCAGGCTCTCTCTGCATATCCAGATTCATCTTGATCTCTTGCATAAACGATTCCGGCAGGAAGAACTTTCTGGTTTTTTTTAATGGATCCTTCTGCAAGAAAATATCCAATGGCATAACCGAACTCACGATCCAGCTCAACTTTCATTCCAGAGCCAGATCGTTTTGATGGAACAAGATTTCCACTCTTCGGAGGAGATTTCTTAAGTTCAAGGTGAGGCAATTTGTCTTCATCAAAAGAAATCTTACGAATTGGCATCTTGAGCCAATCATCATCCTTGAGATCTCCAGCCCTAACCCATCCACGCCTTGTGGCTACTTGATGTCCTCTAGTCAGAACAATCGGGTGTCCCATCCAAGGATGAACACTGACGCAGGCATCGGTGTTGCTCCGGGATGCCACTCTCTTCACAGTGGTCCTGTGACCATTGTGAGTGACAACAACATCTCCCGGTCTCACATCCTCGATAGGAACTATCTTCCCATCATCCACCAGGATCGGGGTCCCCGGAGCCAGACAAAAATGGACATCCTGGGCTCCAAAGGAACGGGCCGCCTTGGCTCTCGAACCCGCAGTGTAGGTGATGAACTCGGCACCGTTCTCCAGCTTTATGCCACCCACAGACTCCTTGTCAGACTCCAGTTTCTCAGGATAGTTTTCTTTGAAGAAACGAGTCATATCCAAGACGTTGCGGGTGGCCTTTTCATCATGCGCGATGGTCAGAACTTTTCTATGATCGAAGTCGAAGATGTCCTTGAAGGACGAACCGCATTTCCAGGTGCTCACCCCTTCCCGCCGAGCCTTGAGGATGACGAAGAAGACGGGCTCCTTCTCCTTCATCAGCTTCCATTTGACGTATTCGAGTTCCCTCTGGATCGGGTACAGCTCGAACGGTTCTACATGACCCTCCCTGCTGATGACCTTGAGATTGTCGGTAAACCACTGGCAATGGGCCTCGAAATCAGGATTATCCTCCATCCCCTCTATCCACTTGCCAGTCAGATCACCGACTACACCCATATTCTTCTCAGAAAGTCCCGAAGGGACTGTATGTGGTGCGAAGCATCACACTCTTGCCCTCTTCTTGTTGAAATAGCCCTGGTCTTTCAAGATGTTGATAGTCTGGGGACTCATCGTACCTACGATCTCCTTGGCTCTGATATCCCGAGCCTCGGCTGCATCAGCATCCTCGATCTTTTTCCGCATGGCGGCCTTCTCTTGTGACCACCATTTCTTCGTGGGGGTGTCCATGATGTCCGCAGGGTCCAACATGCCCCCGTAGGACAACTCGTCTGCTTTTAGCAACACCCCGGTCAGCATCTTCTTATACTCGGCCATCCTGATCCTCCAGAGTGCTCATCAGTTCATCTGTAATTTTCTTGTCTGCCATTTCACGAGGTGTGGG